CCGCTCTGCGACTCGACGGGCACGGATGCATTTCTGACCCGCAAAGATGGCGCATGGGTGCGATCCCTGAATGGTGCATCGCTCGGCGGAAATTACTCCGGACGCATCAACGAGGCAACTAATCGGGCGATCTATCGCGTCTACCGCTTTGAAAATCTGCCCCGGGGACGTTATGAGGTGCGTGTGCGCTGCGTCCACAAAGACGGCAATACCATCCGTTACGTTAATCGCGTCTATTGGACGCAGCTGACGCAGATCGTCTATGACGACTTCGTGCATCCGGGCAAGGCACTCATCGGCATCCGTGCACTCGCAACGGAGCAGCTGAGTGGCAACGATCCTGCCGTGACATGGGTGCAGGAGCGCTCCAAGCTCTACGTCTGGAATCCGTACAGCAAGGCGTACGAAGAGAGACGCGCAGATAATCCCGCGTGGGCTTGTTATGACATCCTGCATCAGTGCCGGCGCATTGGCGGGCGTTACATCGTCCGCGGCGAGCCTGCCGACCGGCTTTCCTACGACATGTTCAAAGCGTGGGCGGAGCAGTGCGACAGCAAGGGGTATACATTTAACTACATATATGATTCGGCGATGCAGGTGTGGGAGGCGCTGCGTTATCCGGAGACGGTCGGGCGCGGCAAGGTCATTATGCAGGGAACACGATTTACCTGCGTTTATGACTATGCTGCACAGCCGTCACAGCTCTTCACCGTCGGCAATATTAAGCAGGACAGCTTCAAAGAGGAGTTCCAAGGCACACAGGGGCGCGCGAATGTTATCGAAATATCCTTTATGAATAAGGATAAAAACTATGAACGCGACGTGCTCCCCGTGTTTGCCGACGACTACGATACGAGCGAATCTCTCTCCACACCGACGCAGATCGAGCTTATGGGATGCACGGATCTCAAGCAAGCGTATGCACACGGCAAGCACGCCCTGCGTGCCAACAAGTACGAGCTGCGGACATGCACGTTTGATGCCTTTGTGGATGCGATCGCCTGCACGATCGGCGATGTGATCCTTCTGCAGCACGACGTGACAGAGTGGGGGAGCGGCGGCCGCGTGGTCAGCGTCGATGGCGCTGCCGTTACACTCGATCGCACTGTTACGATGGCAGGGGGCAAGCAGTATCGTCTTATGGTACGCGACAGCAAGACCGACACGCTCCACACGTATGAGGTGCAGAGCGTATCCGGTGCGGTCGTTACACTTGCGCAGGCGGCAGAGATTGCCGCCGATGATCTCTATACCTTCGGGGAGGCAACCAAGGAGGCAAAACCTTTTCGGGTGCTCTCGATCACAAAAGGTATGACGGAGCAGACACGAAAAATTACCTGCATGGAGTACTATCCGGAGCTCTACGCGGATGATAACACCGACGTGCCGATTATCGACTACACGACGCAGAGCGATAAGCTCACGGTCAACAATCTCTTGGTCATCGTAGAGATCAAGACGCTGCCGGACGGCACGACGCTCTACGATCTGGCCGTTTCGTGGCGTCTGCCGCGCAGTGCGGTCGCGAAACAGATCAAGGTTGAGTACAGGCGTGACGGAGAGACGGAGTACACAACGCAGGGCGTATACGACGGCAACGCAACAAGCTCCGTGATCACGGGCGTTGCAGCAGCCGTCAGTTATACCGTGCGCGTCACCTGTTACAACGACCTCGGGCTTGCCGGAAATGCGGCAATGCAGACCGTCTACACCGCACCGAAGGATGCGCCACCCTCGAAGGTGCAGGACTTTACCGCCCTGCAGGACGCGGGCAACAGCAGTGTCCTGCAGCTGACGTGGAGGGCAAACCCGGAGCCCGATATCCTCGGTTACCGGCTCTTTGACGGTGCGGGCAGCGTGCTTGTCGATCTGATCGGCGGCACAAGCTACAGCTATTTTATCCCGGCCTCCGGGACGTATGCGTTCGGCATCCGAGCAGTTAACCGCTCCGGTGTTGTCTCTGCAGAGACTGCAGATGTATCAATCACTGCGACGGTTGCAGCGGGCAGTGTTGCTGTGCCGGATGCACCGCACAGCGGCGAAGTACGACTGCAGGACGGAACTGTAACGGCCGCATGGGAGGCTGTAACAAACACTTACATCGACTACTACGAGGTACGCACAAACAGCAACACGGGACAGCTGGCGGGCCTCCTTGCAAAGACGGCCGATATCCGCTCCGCGGTATCGCTCACGGCGCGCAGCGGGGCTGTCCTTGTTTACGGACACAATCCGCAAAAAGGCTACGGTGAGCCTCTGAGTATCCATTATGATTTTCCGGCACCGGCAGCACCGACGATCAAGATCACAAATACCCTGCAAGGATTTAGTGCCTCCATCCAAAATAAGCCCGAGAATGTGAACGGTACGCGCGTACATATCACAGGTGGCGGCATCAACGAGACACTCGAAACAACGGGCACTTTTGTCTCGTATGTCGGTGCGGCAGGTGTCTATACCGTGCAGGCGGCGTGCTTTGACTCTTTCGGGGATGGCACGTTGTCCCCGCCGCAGGAGGTAATCGTCAAGGCAAAAATCGACAAAAACGATATAGAGAATCTGACGATCGCCGAAAAAGACCTTGATGCGGCACTCGCCGAACGTATGCGGGATGTGCAGACGACCAAGGAGAGTGTATCATCGATCGTGGCGAAGCTGTCCGGCAACCCTCAGGAATCCGGGTACAGTGCGATCACACAGATCTACAACGGCCTGCAGCTCAAAGTTAATCAAGGTGATGTTGTAACGGCTATCAACGTAGCTCCTGGCGGCGTAAAGATCGATGGCCGACTCCTGCACATCACGGGGAACACGATTATTGATGGCAATGTTATCGCAAATCACATGCTGCAGGCAGGCGCGATAACAGCAGATAAGCTTGCAGTAGACAGCCTGTCTGCGGTATCGGCAAAGATCGGAAAGCTTCGCACGAAGGATACAGGGGCGAGGACGGAGATATCGGATAATCTCATCGAAGTATTCGACGAGGGCGAAAAGACCCGCGTTCGGATTGGCATATTTGAATAGGAGGTATCTGACATGGAAAAACAAGCAGGGGTACAGCTGATCAACGCGCGCGGATCATGCGTGCTTGATACGCGCTGCGGGGTGACCCGCGTCGTTGGGATTGCGAGCCTTACGGCAAAGAAACGGATGCGCATAGAGATCCCGAATCCCGGGAAAAATCGCATCTGGACGCAGCTCGTTTTTCGCGGATCCGGGTATGGGGCTTTCGGAGAGAGTTCCGACTGGGATCCTGACGATCCGAAGCTGACAAAAGTGGAAACATGGGAGGACCTCCAGGGGATTACGGTCACGCTCCCATTCAAGCCGAATGCGGCTTATGATCCGGAGTTCCCCTATGCGTATTACCATGATACTCTTGCGGCGCAGAACCCGCGTGCGATTATCTACGGATTCTACTAAGAGGAGGATGGGCTTATGCGATATGCAGAAATCAGAAATGCCAACGGCTCTCATGTCATTGACGATCAGTATCAAAACTATCGGCTTGATTGGGTGCCGAATGTAAAAGTGCAGCGCTGTTTAACGGGGATGCACGTCGAGAAAAACGAAGCGGGCGAACGAGTGTGCACCTTCCCATATTATGACTACGCAAACGGTAAATCCTATGCGTGGCTGCAAGGCGGAAATTACCCGGACCCGTGGTGCGCGAAAACTACCCCCAATAAAGACAGGCACATTTTCTCTGATTCGCCTTCCGTGTATTTCTGTCGCCCACGGGGCCTGTGGTCAACAGGAGAGTTCTACGGATACGCGGGACTTGGTATTCAATCTATGCTTGTGTGGGAAAAGCCCCGACTGAGGGCGCGGTTCTCAATCAGTCCTACGGAAACCGTGCCTTACATTTTTGCCCTTGGTGCGGCCATGCCGAATATCGTCTATACCTTTGCAACTATTTTCGATTATCTGAGCCAAACAACGACAGCGCATTTCGTAAGCTGCTGGCAGCGGAAAGCGTCGTTGTCTCAGTCGCTCGTAGACGGGAAGTCGTTCCGTGGGGACAACGTCGGATATACCGAGTTTGACCGAGCGCAATATGATCCGGATAATACCTCCTGGCCATCGCCCTATCGACCCCGCGCGGGCGAAAACTTTACGGCAGAGAGCTACCTGGAGGAGATGGAAACGGCACCAATTCTCTATGCCTACGGACTAGCGGATTCCCACATTGGGCTTGATAAGGGCGAGTTCGTCATCAAGAATGAGCGCGGGGAGGTTGTCTTTAACAACCGCTACGACTATATGCGCATCCTTGACTATTTCCCCAGCGTAAACGCACTGTCGTTTGATGGGTCGGGCATATACAACTCGCCGAAAAGATATCATTACCCCGGCCGCAAGATCGCCGTTGTTGCGCTCTCACAGAACGCCTGCTATGCGGCTGGTGTTGGCCGGGATGAGTGGCTGTACAATACGGGCTTTTGGTTCCCTGACCCGAGCACCGTGGAATTTACGACATGCGTGACGCCGTTCGTGCGCGGGGGGAATCCAGACCAATACCCGGGGCTGTCACAGGAGTTTGCAAGTCTCGCATCACTCCTCGGCGTTATGATCCTCGATGTTACCGGATGCACTCCCGGATGGAAGCAGGAAGCTGAGACGGGGAAGCCGTTTTTGGTAGAAGTGGAGTAGGAGGATTCAAAAATGCTGAAAAAGTATATTGTCAATGGGAAAATCACCTATCCGCAGGGCGAAACAAGCATCACGAACTTCACGTTTACGAATGTGGAGACAGGAGAGATGTTCAGCCTCGCGACAAAAGATCAGGCAGAGGCGGATGAAATCACCTACGGCGATCGCGTTGTGATCGAGGTCCGGAAGGACGTTGACCCGACGAAGAAAAAGGAGAAGTAATCACATATGGCGCACATCAAAGCGGTGTGCGCCTTTTCAGTGCTCGGAAAGGAGCTAAGGAGCGTGGATATTATGATGCAGGTATTGCAGCGCTTGCAGGATGATTGGGCGATCAAGCTTGCCATATCCTGCATCGTATCGATCACCGTGCAGGAGCACGCACAGATATTTGTTGCTTTCGCGTGGCTTGTTGCGGCTGATCTCGTCACAAAATGGTTATCGCTGTCGCGTCAGTGTCTCATTGATCACGGCACGCAGACGCCGACACTCTGGCAAGCGTTTTGGGGCATCCGATCAGCCCGCCGGCTCGGGTATATCCGCAGCGAGGAGATGCGCAACCGTTTTGCGCATAAGATATTGACCTACATCGGCGTAGTTACGTCCTCCCTTGTGTTGGATTTTCTGCTGATGAGTGCGCATCTGCCGGCGTTTGCTGCGAATCTCACAATCGGGTATCTCGCGACGACAGAATTTATTTCGATCCTCGAAAACATGCAGCGGTCGGGGGTCGAGGAGGCCGATGGCCTTGTCACACTCGTTAAGAGACGCGGCGGCCTCGGCAAGAAAGGAGATTAACTTATATGCTGAAACAGGAGCGATTGCCTCCGGTAGATTGGATGGTCGGGACAGGACTTGTCGTTGTGGCAGTCCTGTCCGTTTTTTATGGGACGCCTGAGCTATCCAGCAACGTCACATCGGGGTTGATTGGATTTCTCGGGCGGTCTGTCATATCAAAGAAAGGAGCGAAGTAATGAGTCATGTATTGAGTAAGTCGGCCATGCGCCGCGTAACACCTGCCGAGCTTGAAGCACTTGCAGGGCGGTACCGCGAAAACATCCAAGCGGCTGCAGAATATGTTGGTCGCGAAACAAAAGTGTACCTGCATTGGTCGGCAGGGCGCTATGGGCAGTTTTGGGATGATTACCATGTCCAGATCGACAAGGACGGTAGCATCTATGTTATCGGCGATGGCGAGCTGGATGATGTCCTCGCGGCAACGTGGAAACGCAACAGCGGTAGCGTCAGCATCAGTATCCTTGGGTGCCTCGGCGCAACGACCGGCGACCTTGGGCAAGAGTCGCCAACGCCCCAGCAGATTGAGGGGATGGCGCAGGCCATCGCCGCGCTCTGCAATGGGCTCTGGCTGACCATCGACAAGCAGCGTGTCCTGACGCACGGCGAGGCGGCGGACAACGAAGACGGCGTGTATGCGCACGATCCCTACGGACCGCGCTCTCCATGCGAGCGCTGGGACCTCGAGGATCTCGGTACGCCCGAGAGCCCGACGTATAATCCGTGGGCAGAGGACGGCACGCGCGGCGGCGACGTGCTGCGTGGAAAGGCGAATTGGTATCGCCAGTATTGGGAGGACAACGGCGGTACGCCGAACAACTGAAAGGAGAAAACATCATGAGCAAGTGGACAGACATCAGAGACGCAATCGTCAAGGAGATCGGCGTCGATCAGGTGACCGAGGAGGTCAAGCAGCGTGTGACGCGCACGATCCTCGCTGAGTGCATCCCCGCCATCGAGCAGGCGGTCGATAAGTTCGTGACGAAAATCAAGGAGCAGGCAAAGGATGAGCGCGGCTGGTGCTACTGGCGCGACGCAGTAGTTCTGCCTGCGGTCATGCAGGGAGGCGTGTGGCTGGTCAAGCTTGTGCTGGACAAGTCGCTCGCGCCGACGGTCAAGGCATAACGATATAGGTGTACTCATCGCTCCGGGGCTTCGGCCCTGGGGCTTATTTTTTGTTGACAAAACAAACACATCTGATTATAATATAAGTGCCTCATCCAAATGAGGGATTGGTTTTATAACCAATGTCTCACCCGCTCGGGTGAGTGGATTGAAGTTTGTGTTTGGATATAATGGAAAGCAGAAACCTTATGAAAGGTTTCTGCTTTTTTTCTTTGCCTAGAAATTTTTTGAGAAAATCTAAAATAAACTATTGACATAGTACTATTGCAATGGTACAATGTAATCAAGATAAAGGTCAGGGGGGCAAAAGCCCCAGAGAAAGAGGAGGATTTAAAAATGATCAAGTTGACGAATGAAGTAAAATATACCGCGGAATACACTCCGATCGCCGTCGCAGAAGATGGAAAGCGCTTTGTATTTCTCTGCGATGCGTTTTGGGACTGTGACTTCTACCGAGCACGGGCGTTCTGCCCCGATGATACACCGGACGAAGACGGAGACCGTCCGACCTATGACATCTGCTTTGAGATTATCAACACAGAGTGCACCGATGAGGCAAACGCCTGCGACTGGGAATCTGTATATGATTACGAGGAGAACGGCGATTACATCGACGAGGATGCAGCGACCGTGTTGACGGAGCTTGCCTGCGAATAGTGATTGTCTTTTGAATCCCCACCCTCACCGGAATACGGTGAGGGTTTTACATTTCGCGGAATCCACACTATAATGAAGACAATAGGAGGTGTTATTTTGGGATGGGTCGAGAATAAGATCAAGCGTACCCGGGAGTATAACCGGGAAAACTACGAACAATTGAAGATGCAAGTGCCGAAAGGCACGAAGGAAGTAATCAAGGCAGCTGCTGAAAAGGAAGGGAAATCTATGACAGCCTTCATTATGGAGGCCGTCAATGAGAGGTTAGCCAAGGATAATTAAAATACAATAACCGGAGTGCAGTATAACACGGCACCCCGGTTATTTTTATGTGTGTGATAGGCTCTGAGATTGATTTCTCAGGGTCTATTTTTGTGTGCATGTTTGTCGCACTAATCTGCGCCATGTGCGCGTGGATTGAAACACCTGTGATGAAGAAATAGGCGGAAAAGGTGCAG